TGAGTACGTTTTAGATGGCTCTACGCAAGCCGAAATAAATGAATTGGTACAACGTAATGTTGACCACTTAGAAACTATCTTGCTTTATGAACCTGTTGACGCAGCAGATGATACACCTAACGTAGTAGGCTCGTCTTCAAGTAAAAAAACTACTTGTAGTGGCGGAGTAACAACGGGTAAAGCTTATATATCAGCTAATTCATAAGGATAAAAAATGACTGAAGAAAAAGCAGTAGAAACAACTGAAACTACAGACCAACCTGTAGACCCTCAATTACAACAAAGAATCGCTTATACAGAAACTTTGCAACAAGAAATTCAAAATCTTAGAGAGCAAATGGCTCAACTACAATATCAATTAGATATTAGAGTTACAGCTTTAGTGGGTTATCAAAGTACCTTAGAAGTAATTGAAGAACCTGTTTTAAATGGCATAGACAAAACTAAAGAAAAATAAAATGCCATTAGCTAGGTATACATTTAAACCCGGCATAAATAAAGAAGGAACTTCATATAGTAATGAAGGTAATTGGTTTGATGCTGACAAAATAAGATTTCGTGCAGGTCGTCCTGAAAAAATAGGAGGATGGGTTAAGAAGTCTATCAATAGTTTTTTAGGCTCGGCAAGAAAACTACATCAATGGATTGGTTTAGACACAGATAAATTTATAGGTTTAGGTACACATATAAAATTATATTTACTTAAAGGTAATGCTTTTTATGACATTACACCTGTAAGAGCAACAACAACTAACGGAATTACATTTGCAGCTACAGATGGCAGTTCAACTATTACAGCTACCGATTCTGATCATGGAGCAAACAAAGGTGATTTTGTTACTATTGCTGGTTCAGCAAGTCTAGGTGGTCTAATAACAGCAGCTGTATTAAATCAAGAATATGAAATTGCATCAGTTACAAATGTAAACGTATATACATTTATTGCTAAAGATACATCAGGAGATACAGTAACTGCCAATAGTAGTGATACAGGTAATGGTGGTGCAGGAGTTGATGGTGCTTATCAAATCAATATAGGTTCTGATTTTTACACAAGTGGATTCGGTTTTGGTTCAGGTAACTGGGGTCAAAGTTCTTGGGGTGGTGGTATTAATAGTTTTTCTACACAACTTAGATTATGGACATTAGATAATTTTGGAGAAGATTTAGTTGCTAATCCAAGAGGTGGAAGTATTTATTATTGGGACAAAACAAATGGAGAAACTACAAGAGCAGTAGATTTTTCTACACTTACTAATGCATCTGATACACCTACAATAGCAAATCAAATAATTGTTTCAGAAATAGATAGGCATATTATTTGTATGGGATGTAATCCTATTGGAACTACAACACAAGACCCTATGCAGGTTAGATGGTCAGATCAAGAAAACGCTGCACAATGGACACCAAAGACTAATAATACTGCTGGAGGTTTAAGGCTTTCATCAGGTTCTGAAATTGTAGGAGCAGTTAGAACAAGACAAGAAATAGTTATATTTACAGATACTTCTTTATATTCTATGCAGTTTATTGGTCCTCCTTTTATATTTGGTATTAATTTAATAACAGAAGGTACAAGCACAGTATCACCACAAGCATTTATAAATGCTAATAATGTGGTTTATTTTATGGATCAAGATAATTTTTATATGTATTCAGGTTCAGTTCAATCTTTACCCTGTACAGTAAGAGCATATGTATTCGAAGATTTTAATTATGGACAAACATTTAAAGTATTTGCTACACGGAATGCACAGTTTAACGAAGTATCATGGTTCTATTGTTCAAGTACATCAGAAGAAATAGATAGATATGTTACTTATAATTATCTTGAGCAAACATGGTCAATAGGTACATTACCAAGAACATCATGGATAGATGCTGGAGGTGCTTCAAGTAACCCTTTAGCAGCAGGTTTTAGTGGTACATCATCTAATTTTTTATATGAACATGAAGTAGGTTCTAATGATGATGGTTCAGCAATGACAGCCTTTGTAGAAAGTGCAGACTTTGATGCAGGTGATGGTAATCAATTCATGCACATTCAAAGATTAATACCTGATGTTGCTTTTATAGGTACAGATACAGAGCCTGAACTTACATACTCAATAAAGACTAGAGACTTTCCTTTAGGTAGTTTAAACACTGCAACAACTGCAACTGTAACTAATACAACTGGTGTAGCTTATGTTAGAGCAAGAGCAAGACAGATGAGAGTTAGAATAGAAAGCACAGATGTAGATAATAGCTGGAGACTAGGAGATACAAGGTTTGACATTAAAGCGGATGGAAGAAGATGAGCGAAGCATTCAATGTAAACACTCCATTAGAAATACCACCTGAAGAATATAGTGCGGATTATATACGTAGATTAATAAATCAACTGCGTTTAAACTTCGTGCAAATAGATTCACCTGATAATATCAGAGAGGTATCACAAGCATTTGATTGGTATATTTCATAATGGCAAATAGATATACACAAGTAATAACAACACTAGCAACAACAAATGCTACTAGCGTTTACACAGTACCTGATAATAAAACAGCCATAGTAAAAACATTAAGTGCTTACAATGTAGATGGCAGTAGTGCAATGACACTTACTGTACAGGTAACAGACACGAGTGAAAGTGTAACAGCTACTTGGGATATAGAGTCCATAGCTGCAACAACTCGCAAAGGATTTTTAACTAACGGAGAGGTGTTAGTTTTAGATGAATTAGATATAATAAAGCTTACTGCCAGTACAGCAGATAAATTTCACATCGTAATAGGTGTGTTGGAAATAGATTAGGAGACCACTATGAGTAACTTTCCACTTAAAAATGCAGCAGATCAACTAGCCACACAGGGGAGATATGGCGATACTATGATGGTTCATATGAACCCCATAGAAGTCGATGCCTTGGCAAAACTATCACCGACTGGTCAGTTGACTATAAACCCACAAACAGGGCAACCAGAAGCGTTTCTGCCCCTTCTAGGATCATTGCTTGCACCAACACTATTAGGTGGCACAGCATTAGGTGCAACACTTGGAACAGTAGGAGCATCTGCATTAGGTACAGGACTAGGTACTATTGCCGAAGGTGGTAGTTTAAAAGAAGGTATAACAGCTGGAATAATGGGTGGACTAACAGGTGGTTTACTTAAAGGAATTATGCCGGGCGCACCTACAGAGATACCCGGAACTGAAGCAATAGAAGCAACAGCAGGACAAGCAGCACAAGCAGCAGTACCAGCATCAACTGTTGCTATGCCACAGATAAATACTTTACAAGATTTAAATGCTGCAACTACAGGCACATTAGGAATGGGTAATGTAGCTGTACCTACCTCTGGTGGATTTTTAAATCAACTAGGTAGTAATTTAGGAATTACATCAGGAGCAAGTGATGCAGCAGTACAAGCAGGTCAAGGCATAAGTCAAGGACAAGCTTTAATGACACAAGGTGTGCCAGCAGCAGCATCAGGACTTGTTGGTGAAATGTATGTACCAATGGACTATGACATGCCAGCAGAAGAACCTGATCCATTTGGCGACTATGAAGGACCATACATGCCTACAGAACAAAGAACTATGATTCCGGGAAGTGGAGGCGATCCATTTGGTTCAGCCTTTGGTGGTGAGCAAATGCTTATAGGAGGCAATCCTTTTCCATCTGGACCTGAATTTGATGAGGGTGGTAAAGTAAGTAATCCTTATGATTTTTTACCTCCTATGTCAGGATTAGCATTAGCTGGTAAAGCAATGCAAGGTATGGGTGTGCAACCTTTTTTACCTATGGTATTAGATAAATATTATGGTTCTGATGATGACAAACCAAATACAGAAGAAGAAATGAAACGTCAGATGATAGGCACAGTACCAGTTGATATGGTTGCAGGTATGGATGCAATGCAAGTACCTACAGATATGTTAGCTGCTGGTGGTATGCCTTTACAGAATCCAAGTAAAGCTGATCTTGATAATGATGGAACGCTATCTTCATATGAAAGAACAAGAGGCAAAGCTATAGAAGGCAACATGAAAAACATGGGTGGTCTTATTAGGATGGCAACAGGTGGTATGCCTGCACAAGAAGAAATAGCACGTAGTTCAGAAGATTTAGAAAGAATGAAAATAGATCAAGCTATACAAGAACAATTAGCTAGAAGTATGTCAGCACCTATGATTGATCCAAGACTAGGAAGAATGGCTGATCCTATTAGTACACCTACACAAAGAACTTTAAATGATGTAATGACACCACAGCCTTATCAAGCACCATCATTAGCAGATATAAGAAATATGCAAACTGCATCACTAGATAGAATGTTTGTTCCAACAGACCCAGACAATAGAATAGATAGAGGGATGGCAACATTTAACAGACAATACAATCCTGTTGTTAGAGGAATAGAAGCAGCAGCACCTGTTCTTACTAAGGGTGCTTTAGAACTTTACGAAGCTATAGACGAATATAGAAAAAGAGATAACTAATGGCAAAAGGAGCAAAAGGTGGAGGAACTAATATCCCTGATTTTGGAGCGGATTATTTCCAATCGCAATATCCTATTGGTCCTGTAGGCGGAAGAACAGCAGGCAAAGCAAACACAGGACAGTTTGGTGGGTTCGGTAATATAAGAAGAATGCCACCACCAAGACCTTCATTGCAACAACAATACGCAGGACTTAATCAAGGTGTACAAGGATTCCAACCTTTAGGTATTAGAGGATATACACCGCCACCACCAAGGTTTCAGCCTTTTCCAATATATGGAGGCGGACGTGGAGGTAAATCTGGAGGCGGATTCGGAGGCGGAGGCGGATTCAATCCATTTGGATATAATTCTTTCCAAGGAAATCCTTTCTTAAATCAACCACAATTACCAACCATTCCTTTTGATCCACCACCTGTTTATGAAACATTACCAGCACCAAAGTTTCCTGAAATAGAATTTGATTCCTTTGATTATTTAGATACTTACAATAGAGACTTTCAAGATTTTGATCGTGAAAGTATTCCATTACCTCAATTTACAAAACAAGTAGTTGAAGGAGGAGCCGATAGATTTGTTCCACAAATACCAATAATACAAGAACCTATAGTTCCTCTTGCAATAGATCAAGGTTTACAAGACAGAGCAGCAGAAACACAACTGGCTTTAGAAACAGCAACAGGACCAAGAACAGAAGGAGAGTTTCAAGCAGCTAAAAATGCTGCAACCGCAGCTAATTTACAAAAAGCTTTTGCTGAAAGTGGAGGCAAAACATTTGAACAAGAACAAGTTGAAGCTGCAAATGCAGCTGCTCAAGCACAAAGTTTAGCTAATAGACCTTCATCTGTTACAAATACATTTTCTAATATTGGAATGAATCCACAACAAATGAATATTCCTAATATGAATATGAATGTAGGTAAAGCAGCTGGAGGTAGAGTACAAGGATTTGCTGAAGGTGGAATGCCTGAAGAAAACCAAACTGGTGAAAGATTAGAAGAAGAAACTATTATGGCACTTATGGGCAAACATCCTAATCCTAAACAAGTATTTAATAAATACCTTGAAGTATATGGTGAAGAAGGATTAATGGCACTAGCAGCAGAAGTAGAACAAATGATGTCATCACAAGGAAGGATGATTGATGGAGCAGGAGGGGGAGTTGATGACTTTGTACCAGCTATGATAGATGGGGTACAACCAGCAGCTTTATCTAAAGATGAATATGTAATACCAGCAGATGTAGTTGCCCACGCAGGTGATGGATCAAGTGAAGCTGGCGGTAAACAATTTGATCAATTAGTATCTAGGGTTAGACAATCTAAAACAGGTAATACAACTCAACCTGAACAAATAGAGTTTGAAGAAGAAATAGAAAGAGTTACTTAATGAAAGTTTATTTAGTACCACAAGAACATATTACACAGATATATCCTGATATAGAAAAGTATGTAGATAGAATGGTGCCAACTGCATATGGTAGATTTGAAAAAATAGATTTAGTAAATGACATACTATCAGGCAAGGCAACCCTTTGGGTAATAATGGATGAAGAAGATGACAATAAGTTATATGGAACTATATTTACAGAATGGTCTTATTATCCTAGAAAAAAAATGTTATCAATTTCTTTTGCAGCTGGTGATAAATTAGATTCTTGGATAGAAGAATCATTAAAAGTTCTTGAAAATTGGGCAGTTGATAATGATTGTGATGCAATGGAAATTACTGGCAGAAAAGGATGGGTTAAAAAATTAGAAGACTATGATTGGAAACAAGAATTTATAATAGTAAAAAAAGAAAATCTTAAAAAAAGAACTTTAGAAGTTGTCAAAACGGAGAAAAAAGAATGGGAAAAAGCAAAGGAGGACCTCCTCCAACTCAACAAGTAACGTCTAAGACATATCAAAGTAGACTGCCTGAGTATGCTGCACCTTTCTACAAAAATCTTGTAGGAAGAGCGCAAGCATTATCTTATGAGGATTACATTCCTTATGAGGCTCCTCGTGTTGCCGGATTCTCTCCTGAAAGCATTGGAGCGCAAGAAGGTATAAAAGCTTTAGCTAGTAGAGACTTGCCCGGAATAGCACAAGCTAGAAACATAGCTGGTGTAGCAGCTACTGCTGGACCTTTGATGGCTGGTTCACAATATGGTGGAACTAATGTTCAAAGTAGATTTGGAGGAATGCCTATAAGAAGTCAGTATCAAGCAGGTCCTATAAGAAGTACATATGCAGCAGCACCTATAAGATCAGGTGTGCAAGGTTTTGGACCTGAAGCATATATGAGAGCATCAAGAGGTTTTGATGATAGATCAGCACAAAGATATATGAATCCATATCTAAGCAATGTTCTTAATAGACAACAACAAAGAGCAACAGATAGATTTGGTGAACAAAGAGCGCAAAGAAATCAACAAGCAATACAAGCTGGTGCATTTGGTGGAAGTAGGCAAGGCGTGCAAGATGCAATAGCACAAAGAGAACTTAACGAATCATTACAAGATATAGAAGCAAAAGGATTGTCTAATGCGTTTACACAGGCTCAACAACAATTTGAAAGAGATAGAGCAGCTAGATTCCAAGGACTTACATCAGCAGATGCAGGTCAATTAGCACTAGCAAAACAAAGAACATCAGAACAAATGGCAACAGAAGATGCTAAAAGACAAGCAGCAGATCAAAATTTAAGAGCGCAAATAGCACAACAAAATGCATTACAAGCAGCTGGTGGACAATCATTAAAGGCACAGATAGCTACAATGCAGGGACTATCAGATGCAGATAAAAGAAGTTTAGAAGCACAGATAGCAACAGGTAGATTCTCACAGGCAGCAGGAGCGCAAGATTTACAAGCACAACTTGCTAATCAAAAAGCAATGGAAGCTGCATATGGTAGAGGATTAAAAGGATCACAACTATTAGCAGGTCTTGATAAATCAGAACAAACATTAGATTTACAAAGATTAAAAGCTTTATCAGATGTAGGTGGACAGAGACAAGCCTTAATGCAAAGAGCGTATGATCAACAGTATGAAGACTTCTTGGCACAAAGAGAATATCCATATCAACAGCTTGAAAGATTTAGTGCCATACTACAAGGCATGCCAACACGTGAAAGTTTTGCAGAAAGAAATTTTGGACAAGCAGCTAATCCTACGGCACAATTATTAAACACAGGACTAGGTGCATTTGGAGCATTTAGAGGAATGGGAGGAGGAGGCTAATGATAGATAATAATATTAACAATTTAATATCTATGGCTGAGAGACAATCAGATCAGCGTTTAGCACAAGAATTAAATCCACAAACAGAAACTGGATTGCTTGGTCCTGCATTTATATCTGCTTCTGAGTTAGCTTATAGACAAAAAATTAGAGAAGAATCACAAGCACAACCGAATCAAAGTCCTCCGATAGTTGAACAATTAGCACAACAAGCTATGCCACAGCCTATGCCTATGCAACAACCTATGCCTATGCAACAGCCTATGCCACCACAACAGATGCCACAACAGATGCCACAACAACCTATGGCACCACAAGGTTTTGCAATGGGCGGTCTTATAAAGATGGCTAATGGAGGATTTCCAACTCCATATGAATATGATGAAAAAGAAATAGAAGATAGAGCGTTAGAAAAAACAGGTACATTTTTTAGTGAACTAGGTAATCGTGCAGGTGATGTATTATCAGATGTAGCGTATGGTGCTGGCGATTCACAAGCTTTAGGTAGATATTCAAGAGGTGAAAATCCTGATGAATTTTTATATGGAAGAGATAGATTTGATAGTGCATTAAAAAGAGCAGGGTTGCCACCAGATGCTACACCAGAAATGGTAACAGCGTATAGAAGTGGAACTCCTGTATCTGAATTTAAACCAGCAGTTGATACTATTAAAACAGCTTATAGTCCATCAGCTATACAAGAAGAACTAGGTAAAGGTAATCCTGTTTTTGTTGGCAATATAGATTATGGCGGTAATCAATTTAATATTAAAGATCAATCTATAGCTTCTTCACCTACTTCTAAAGATATAGATGATGCTTCAAAAAGAGTAGGAACTGATGATGGTATTACAACATCCTCAATGACAACCTCTGATAGATTATTACAATCTGCATCAAGTAATATGTCAGCTGGTATGAATCCTGTTGTAGCTTCATCTAGTATTGATACAGGATACTCAAACATGAATCCAGATTATCAACCTGATCCTTCTATAAAAAAATTACCTACTACTGGTGTAGCTAAAGCAGCTAAACAAGATGCATCCTATGCAGCTGCATCAGATTATGAAAATCTTATACAAAAATCTATTAATAAAATGACAGATGAAAAAGGTAAGATGCAAAATAAATGGTTACGTATTGCAGCTGGTGCATTTAATGCAGCACAAAAAGGCTCACCGACTTTATTAGGTGGACTTGCTGATCTTGGTTCCGGAGTTACAGAACAACTTTTAGCTTTAGATAAAGACGAACAAAAACAAGCACAAGAATTATTTGCTTTGTATTCTGCTAGAGAAAAAATTAGATACGATAGATACACTACAAAACGTGATTACGATAAAGATAGAAAAACTAGATTATCTGATAGTATTAAAAATTATAATGCAGACCTTGGTAGATATCTTAATGTAGATGTTATTTCAGATTTAGAGAAAAAAGAAGCTAAAGCTATACTTGCTACACAATATGCAGATCAAGGAGTTAAAACAGCACAATCAGATTACGCAAGATATATAAAAGAAATTAATGGTATTGTTGAAGGGATTGATGCAGATATAAAAGCCGGAAATATAGATCAAGATGGTTTTGCAAGTGCATTAGATCAAGCTTTAAAAGCTGATCCAGCATTAGCATTAATGTATGATGTAGCTAAAGATAGACAAACTCAAGGAGTCGAAGACTGGCTTGAAGAAGGACTAATCATATAGAGGATATAGTATAAAGATATAAGATGGCAGACGAACCTAGAAATACACCAAATCCTTTTGAGATATTTGGTTCAACTACTGGCAATACACCTGATCCATTTGATATATTTGATACATATCAAAGACCTCCAACACAAGATAATACTTCCGAGCAACTAGGTACTGATAAAGTTAATGACAGGTCATTACCTATATTTGGTCTTGCTACAAATAACTTTACCCCTGACGAAAACGATTGGATAGATAGCGTTATAGCTGCACCTAGAGGTGTACTACGTGGTGCTGCAAGGACTATACCTTTATTGGGTGAAGGTGTGTGGGGTTTACTTGATCTAGCAACCAACCTTTCAGGTCAAGAAGATTGGTTAAATCCTAGAGAGAGTGCATTTATATCTAGGATGGATGAACTACGTGAAGCTATTGGCGCAGAAGATAGTGTAGCTGGTAGAACAGGTGAAGCTTTAGGTAGCATATTAGGTTTTGTAGGCACAACTGTATTAACAGGTGGTGCTGGAGCAGCATCAAGATTAGGTGTTGGTTATAATGCATTAAAAGCTGGGGAGTTGACAGCTGGAGCAGCTACTAAAAGTTTAGCATCAGCTATGCAAATAGCAGCACCGGGTTCCGCTATTGGTGTAGCAGAAGCTAGTGGCAGAATGCGTGAGTATGAGGCTGAAACAGGAGAAGATTTATCTGTTGCCGATAGAAACTTAGTATATGCATTAGGTGTACCTTTAGGTGCAACAGAAATATTACCTATAGTAAGACCATTATCCATATTATTATCAAAGATAACTAAACGAGGATTGCCTAAAGAAACCATTGACACCTACATGGACTTGGCAAGGTCAGCAGTTATAACAGGTACAGCAGAGGGAGCGCAAGAAGCATTAGCAAGCATAGGTCAAGATGCTATTGAAAAAGGAGTCTATAACGAATCAGCATCTATAGGTGATTCTATAGCATCAGAGTTTGGATATGGGGGTGGTGCTGGTGCTATCTTTGACTTAGGTGTTAACTTACTTACTAAAGGTAGACCAAAAGGAGGTAGACCGGTTGGACCTATTGAAGATGAAAGCGATGGATTAACTGGCGAAGAAACAGCAGAGGTAGAGGATGCATCTACTACAGATGTAGGAAGGACTAGTACAGTAAGAGACTTTACTGGTAGCGAAGAAATAGTATTAAAGGATGAGTTTGTAATACCTACACAAAAAGAACCTACTCCTTTAAATGATACAGTTTTAGTTAATACAGCAACAGGTCCGCAAGCAGAAATAGAAGCACAAGCACAAACAATAAAAGATGAAGTGCCTACGATACCTGATGTAGAAGAACAAATAAAAACTGAAGCAGTAAGACAACAACTACAAGAAGTTAATCCTGAATTACAAGCTAATCTTGAACAAGAAGTACAACTTGAAAGACAAATACAAGAGTTAGAAGATGCAGATCAATTAACAGAAGCTGATGGATTAAAAGAACAAATAGATACAGTAAAAAAGAAACAAGTAGAATTAATTAAAAAAGAAAAAGTACCTGTTAAAAGAAGTAGATTAGTACAAACTTTTAATAGACCTGATGGTGAATCTTTTACTGCAAGATTTCCTGATAGAGAAAGTGTTGATGCATATTCAAATAAAAATGTAGTAAAAACAAAGAACAAACTTAATATAACTACACCTGCATACAGTCAATTTAAAAATAAATACGATGCTTACGTAACAGAAGAAGTTAACACAGCATATAAATCTGATACAAGAGACTTCAAACTACAGAGTTTTAAAGACTTCGTTTCACAAGAACAAGCCACAGTACAAACTGAAGATATATTAAGTCAGGCAAATTTTAAGAATATAGATACAAACAATGATGCGTTTAAACGATTTTTGTTTTTAAACACTAAGAAAACAAATATAAAAGATTTAACTGGTTTACAAAGAAGAAGTATCTTTAGACAAATAGAAGCATTACCTACACAAACTGCAACCAAAACAAGTATTGATAAAGCCTTTAGTGAAAGTATAGATAACAAGCAAGCCTTTAGTAAAAATGAAGCTATCAAAGAAAGAACTAAAGAGTTGCAAAATAAATACAACACAAACCAATTACTAGATATAGCTAAATCTAGTGGAGTAAGTGAAGAGTTTATACAAGATACTGTAGGGCAAAGAGATAAAGCAACTATAGCTAGAGGTATAGCTAGAAGAGAAATTAATAATCAGATATCAGCAGAAGAAAACTACGAACAAGTAGCAGTGAGAACTGTACCTAATGTACAAGTAAGAAAAGTAAAAACAAAAGCAGCTGATCAAGCTAAAGGATTCCAACAATATAGCGTTTTATATCCTGATGACACAGTATTAAAAACTTTAATCCCAGCAAATATAGATGTAACAGACGCAAAAGAACAAGCAGCAAGGCAAACCTTTGCACAGAGAGTAGAAAAATTAGAGCAAGAAAATACTAAAATAAAAGAAGCACCTGATGCATCACAACAAGATTACATACAGGCTGTTAATAACTCATTGTTTAAACGTACTAATCCTTTAGCAGAGTTACTTGCTATAGCTGGACCGCAAGTTAAACAAAGCAGAACTCCAGCAATACAAACTGAACAAGTACAACAATTAATAGAAGAAGCACCTGAGTTAGAAGTACCTGATATATCAGGCATTAACTATTCAGGAAACTTATATAAGTTTAAAGACAATATAAATGCCAGTGATCTTGTAATGAATTTAAAACGTATAGTAAAAAGAACTATGCCTGATGCAGATGTGCGTGCAGTAGATAATTTATTTGATGAAGAAGGTAATGAAGTAGCCGGTGTAACTATTGGTGACATGATAGCTATAAATTTAGAAACAAACCCTGAGAGTGGTAGACCTAGATTTGCTTCACCTACAGACACTGTGTATCACGAAGCTGTGCATTACTTTATAAATAATAATTATTTTAAACCAGAAGTATTACAAATTTTAGCCGAGAATCAACAAAGAATTTTTGACATAGCACAGACAAGATTTGGAGGAGAAGTAGAAACTTTTGAAGAGGCTGTTGCTATAGCATCTGGATATTATAACGAACAAAAATTACAAGGCAGAATTCCTTTTGAATTTACACCGGGAATTAGAAGAGTATTTGAACCTATCTTTAAATTCTTTAATCAAGTTTCTAAATATTTTAGTGGCAAAAAATACAGAAGATTAGAAGATGTATTTGATGCAATAAGAACAGGTGATTTATATCAAGATGCAGTAGACAACCCTAGAATACTTAGCCCACCTCAACAACAGTTTTCTAATGAACTGTTTAAACGAACTGGTTATGTTGGATCATATAAAGGCGGACCATTAACTGAAGA